TTGGCCATGACGTTGGCGTGGGACTGGTCCTCTGGACGGAGCCGGTCCACGTCATGGAACGGGTTGGTGCCGGTCTTGACGTCGTAGACGACCATCACCAGCATGTACGTGCCGTCCTTGTTCTTGACCGTGTCGGACTTCAGGAGCACGTTCGGCTGCCGGTAGTCGACCCCCGGCGGCGGGTGGTCCCAGGCCCCCTCACCGTTCACCAGGTTGATCACCATGTTGATGAAGTTGGAGAGGTAAAGGGTCCGACCAGTGGCGAAGTGCCTCGACAGGGTGGCGTTCAGGACGCTGGCTGGGACCCGGAAGTCGGCGATGGACTTGCCGGCCATGGGCTTCGAGCCGAAGTTCTTCGACTGCGGGCCCGAGTCACGGTTGAAGTCTCCCAGCAGGAGCATGGCCGGGGACGGTGGGATCGTCACGGTCTGTCCGTAGATCTCGTACGAGACGCCGTGCCCCGACCCGACATAGCCGAAGTTGGCACACGCGTTGACGATCATCGGGGCGAGGACCTTGTCGAGGATGTCGCCCATCAGGTAGTATGATCCGATACCCGGCTCGGCCTGCTTCACGATGCCGTCCAGGAGGGACTTCAGGCGCTTCACGTTGGTCTGATCGTCGGCCTCGGGCTTACCCGGGGTGAACGTCCGCTCGAACGCGTCCGAGAAGCGCGACTCGCGCAGGGCCAGATCACCGTTCTCCAACGCCTTCACCGTGACCTTGACCTGCCCGTCCCTGGTCGTCCCCAGCTTGTAGGAGTAGATGTTCAGGAGGATCGACTGCGTGCCCTTGATGATCAGGCCCTTGCCGGTGACCGTGCCGGTGCCGTTGAACAGGTCGTTCGGGACCAACGTGTGATCGGCGGACCACCCGTACTCGAGGGCGAAGGACTTCCCCTCCTGCATGATCTCACGCCAGGCGATCTTGGAGTGCCGGTCGAAGACCACCGCGGGCTGGTGGACAATGAACTCGAGCGTGACGTCCCTGAAGAGCTGCTGACCGTAGTTCAGCTGGAAGTCCACCGTCAGGGACTGGAGCGACACGAGGGCGCGCTCCATGAACGTGTCCTTGTCCACCCCGAACTGCTGCGTGGTCGTGAACTGGGGAGACTGGACCAGGTCGTACATCAGGGGCCGGACGTCGGTGGCCGGCTTGCCCAACTTCTCGATCTTGGTGATTCGGATGAAGGGCACACACGACGCCAGCTGGGCGGCCGTGATGGACTCCAAGAGCTGCATGGGCTCCTGCGAGGCCCCCGCGAACGGGTTCGCGCCCCTCTGCCAGGCCATCTCAGCCCTGAACCTTGTCCAGGATCGACTTCACGTGGATCGGCACCCTGAGCCTCTGTCCCACGGTGAGGGAGAACGGGTCCTGGATCCTGTTAGCCAGGGCGATGACCCACCAGTAGTCCGCGTCGCCGTAGTACTTGTGCGAGAGCACGTCGAGCCGGTCTCCCAGCCCCAGCACGTGCTCGAAGGTCTCAACGCCATCCAGGATCTCCGGACCGAGAGGATTGCCCGTAGTCGGATCACGCCAGGTGGCGTAGTGGTCACCGTCGACGATCGGGTTACCCGCGTACCTGCTGCGTCCCATGGGTCATCCCTTCCTGACCGGCTCTCCGAAGCGAGAGAAGCCGCCCTGGATGAGCGTCACGCCGCTGGAGACCGAGTTGCTACGGGAGTCCGTCGGACCTCCCGGGTTGTTGGTGTCCTTGTCCGGGGCCGGACCATTGGGGGGCAGCTGGAACACGCCGAACTGTCCGCCGACCGTGCCGACCGGTCCCTCGTGGAGGGCCAGGAAGTCAACGGCGACCTTAAACGAGCGGGGGACCTTCATCCCCTTCCGGAGCTCCCACAGGGCGTCACCGAAGTCGATCCCAAGGTTCCTGATGACTCCCGGGAGGCCGCCACCGAACGTGGCGATGGCGTCTCCGATCCTCAGCCTCGACACGGGGCCGGACTGGAACAGAGAGTCGGCCGTGTACGACGGGTAGCACAGCGACTGGAGCCAGGTGAGCTTGTTGTACATGGTCCTGACGTCCTCCGCCGCGAAGGCGTGGACCTCGAAGGACAGGGAGACCGTCCGCACGGTCTTGACGTAGCCCACGATCGGGTCGGTGCGACCGAAGCCACCCGCCTCGGCGTATTCCGGCGAGATCTGGGTGCTGAACGTCAGGTTCAGGGGGCGGAAGTAGATGGAACGGTAGGCGTTCCTCGACGGGTCCTTGCGGAGGTCGGTGAAGCACAGCGGGACGCGTGCGTCGTCGTCGTCGATGCCTCCCAGGAAGGGGGCGTCCGACGGATCGGGGGTCGGGCTGTAGAACGCGCCGTCGGGGTCCTCCCCCCGGAAGGCGACGGGGATGACGCCTTCGATGAAGGCCGAGGCGGCCAACGCGGACTCACGTGCCTGCACGGTCTCGACCCCAAGCTGGGCCCTGGCACGGGCCCGGGAGACTCCCTGGGCACCATTGGCCGACCGGTCATCAAAGTACTTGGTCGCGTCGAACTTTTGGACGCCGAGCTGCCGGTCCAGGGTCATGAACGGGTGGCCGGTGCTGTCCACGCTGGCGTCCACCATCTCGTCGATGGTGAAGTCCTGTGCGACGTCCGACGCGTGTCTGTAGGAGGTCGGCGTGCGGTCCGGACCGTAGACGTCGGTGTCCCCGCCGGGGCGTCGCGGGTCCATCTGTACTGTGATCGTGTCCAGCTGGTCCTTGGCCTGCGCGACGCGGTCCATCGTGAGCCCCGCCTGGGTGTCCACGGTCGTGTGGACGTGTCCCATGGAGCCTGGGACGAGCATCGCGGCGAAGTATCCCGGGTTGAACACCCGGGCGACAACCGGGTTCATGCCGTAGAGCACGGACTGCTCGGCGATGAACTTCCCGACCCCCGCCGTGCCGACGGAGTTCAGATAATCCTTGAACCAGCGCGCCAGGGCTCGCGGGTCGGCCGCCCCGTTGCCCGGTCCGGCCGTGGTGATGGGATCGATCTGCAGTAGACCGTTCAGGAATGACCCGAGGGCGCTGTCGAAGCCCCGGACCGCGTCGATGATCTGCTGGAGGGTCGGCTTCTCACCCGGGTTTCCCCTGACGAGCGTCGGGGGGAAGTCCGGATAGGTCGCCACCTGGTGCGGGGGGAACGGCGGAGGGTCGGGAGGCGTCGCCACCTGTCTAGGGATCGCGGGAGGCGGATCCGGCGTCGTGGGAACGTCGAACGGCACGGCCGGAGGACCGTCAAGGGTCAGCGGGACGTCGACGGGTAGCCTCGGGCCGGGATCGGCGGTGACCTGCACGTCCACGGGAGCCCGTGGTGCGGGATCCGGGGTGGTCGCCACGTTCACCGGGGCCCTCGGGGCCGGATCTGGGCTCACGGGGACGTCGAAGACGCCTCGCGGGTCGGGATCTGGGCTGATCTTGACGTCGAAGGGCTCACGCGGGGAGGGGTCGGGCGTGGTCGGGACGTCAAACGTCCCCATCGGGCCCGGATCAGGGCTCACCTGCACGTCGACCGGCACCGCGGGGGCCGGGTCAAGGATGATCTTGGGCTCGTCCGCCATCAGCTACCGCTCCCGCCTGACTGCAACATGTTCTGCGCGGCCCCGCTGAACACCGAGGTGGACCTTCCGAGCTCCTTTCCGTCGAGCTGGAGCACCGTGGTGTGCTGGATCATCGTAGATCCGGGTCCCGCCGGATTTCCGGCGAAGTTCATGGACGACGGAGAGGTGTCGAGCATGGTCGTCTGCTTGAACGGGTTCGCGCGCGCCTTCCCGATGCCCGAGTAGACGCTTCCGAAGTTCACTCCCTCGCTGAGGAGCTGCCGGACGTACGGGTCCTGCCCCAGGACCGATTGTCCCGAGCTCAGGAATCCCTGGATCTGGTCGTCGACGCTCTGGTTCGCGTGCGTCGCCCTGTACTTTGCGAACTCCGCGTCACCCATGATGGCTTGGCGGAGTCCGATCTTGACCTGCTGCTCGAAGAAATCGGTCTGGACCTGCGTGAGGCGTTTCTGGGCCTCGGTGTTGTCCAGGTCCATCTTGTCGATCTTGGCCTCGAGCTCCAGACGCTGCATGTCCTTCGCCGAGACCATCTTGGCGAGCTGCGGGGCACCCTTTAGCTTGTCGAGGATCTGCTGTGCGGTCTCCCCGCGGCCGAACACGTCAAGCTTGCTGGACCCGCGCTCCACGGCTCCGCCGTAGGACGCCAGGACGTCCTTCTGACGCTTGATCTCGACCTCGCGAAGCTTCGTGCTGGCCTCGAGGGCGTCCTTCTCCTGTCCGACGCGTCCGGTCTGGAGCTTGGCGAGCTCGATCTCGGCCTCCTGCTTGGCCGCGTCGCGCAGTCGGAGCAACTGGTCCTCGAAGGACTGGGCGCCCTCGAGGAGTCCCTGCAGCTGCTTGGCGGTTACCTTGCTTCCCTCGCCGAGGGAGTCGAGGAGCCGGCGGTTCTCCTTCGAGCTCTTGCCGAAGAGGGCGAGCTCGTCGGCACGGGCCTTGAGCATGTCGATCTCGGCCTTGCCGAGGACCAGCGACTTGTCCTTCTGGCTGAGCGCACGCTGCTCCAGCGCCTGGAGCATCTTGTTCTTGGCTCCACGGAGCGTGTCCGCGGCCTCCTCGTGGTCGTGGACACGGTCGAGCATGGACTGGAGACCGTCGCGCTTGCGGGTCTCGTCCTCGATCGCCTTGTTGAGCTCCTCGTGCGCCTTTTCGAGCTGGGTCTTCTGGTGGGTGTCCCCGAAGAGCATCTCGATGCCCTTGCCGAGGAACCCGCCGATGAGAGGACCCAGGACCATGCCGATCGGACCGAGACCGGAGCCGATCAGGCCGCCGATCCCCGATCCGATGCCCGCCCCGACGCCACCGATCGCGCCTCCGACGGCCCCCGCGGCACCGGCGAAGCCCAGACGGGCGCCACCCTTGAGCATGCTGCCGCCGCCGAGGTACTTCGCGGCCGCGCCCAGGCCCTTACCGGGCAGGCCACCGATGCCGCCCGCGGCGTTGAACATCTTCAGCCCACCGGAGGCCACGGCTAGCACCCCGATGTGATGCGAGAGGCCCATGATGACGTCTAGGAGGGGCTTCAGGTAGGGGGTCACCTTGATGGCCAAGTCCCTCACCGTGGTGTAGAATGACTTCATCCCCTCGGCCATCTCGCCAACGAACTTGGCGGCACGACCGGACATCACGAAGTCTTTCATGGCGGAGCCGGCGCGCCGAAGGTCGTTGGCGAGCTCCTTCATGAAGCCCATCCACTTGTCGTCGCCCGCAAGCGACTCGAAGAAGTGGATCACGGTCTTGGTGATGTCCTCCATCACCGAGCCGAAGCTCTTCCACTCCTTGCCGTTCTTCTGGACGAGGCCGAGCTCCTCGAGCAACGGCCGGATCGCCTTGGCGATGGCCACGGTCACGCGATCGAAGGCCGCCCCGAAGGCGTACATCGTCTGCGCGGTCGCCTGGAGCTGCTTCTGCATCATCTTCTGGGCGGACAGCTCATTCTTCTTCTGCTTCTCGGCCTTGGCGATGAAGTCGGAGTACGACTCGTTCGCGTTCCGGTTGTCGAGCAGGGCGGCCGTCTGGTCCTCGGTGAGGTGCAGGGTCTCGCTGAAGTAGCGACGCTGCTTCGGGGTGAGCTTGTCGTAGGTCATCCCCTGGGCCAGCATCTGCTGGCGGATCATGTCCAGGCGCTTGGCCGGGTCATCCTCCAGCATCTGGTCCATGGAGTTGATCATCGTGCCGAAGGCCACGTTCAGCTTGGAGGCCGTCTTGGCCGCCTCGTCGAACATGTCCATGCCCTCGACGGACGCCCGCAGCTGGTCCATCGAGATCTTGTACTTCCGGACCCAGGCCGCGCCCTCGACGAAGGTCTTCTGGCCCTCCTTGCCGAAGCGGGCCATGTACTTCGAGCTGTCGACGAGGTCCTTGCCGATCATGTTGACCGGGACGCCCGCCTCGTTGGCGGCCTTGACCATCGCCTTCATCGTCTCGGCGGCGTCCTGTCCGGTGTCACCGATGACCTTCATGACCTTGGTGAGCTGGCCCGCGCCGGAGCCTCCGAGGTTGAAGCCGCGGGCGAGCTGGAGGCCGAACTTGGAGAACTCGTCGCCCTGCTGGACCACCTCACCGATCGCGTCGGTGAAGTCGCCGAACATCTGGATGCCCTCCTGGATGTCGCCGTTGGTCAGGCCACGCATGGTGGACGACCACTGGGTGGCCGCGCGCGTTGCGCCCTTGAGACCCGCGGTCATGCCGCCGATCCGCATGTTGAACCCGCCGATCGCCTTCGTCCACCGCTCCTGGAGCTCGTAGACGCGCTTGATCGAGTTGATCACGAAATCGAAGGCGAGGCCGAGCAGCGACGTGTTGAAGCTGATCAGGCCCTTTGTGACTCGCGAGAGACCCTTCTCCAGCGCCTGGAAGCCCATGCTGCCGAGCTGCTTCCGGACCTCCTTGAGGTTACGCTGGGAGTTCTCGAGCTGACGGTTCCAGGCGAGCCACTGCGGGGTGCCGGGCTGAGCCTGAGCCATCTGTTGCTGCAGGGTGGAGATGTCGGCGGTCAGGTCCTTGATGCGACCCTGGGCCTGCGAGGCCTGCTTTCCGATGCTCTGGAGGAAGCCCCCGGCCTGGGAGGCCTGGGACATTCCACGTTCGAGGTGACCGGTGATGTCGCGCACGCCGCGCCCGTAGGCGGTGTCGACGTTCGCTCCGAATGACTCTCTGTAACCGGCCAACTACCTCACCCCCTCAGACGTTGCGGACCCTGTTGCCCCGCGCTCGATCGACCTCGTCCTTCTGCTCCTGCCGTTCCTTCTGCATCTCCCCGATCCACCAATGGCGGACCTCTCGTGGGAGCCTCTCGACCTTCTCCAGGTCGTGCACCTCGGAGTTCACGAACCTGACCTCCCTCAGGAGGTTGATCGTTCTCTCGGCACAGACCTTCATCAGCTCCGGCGAGTCAGGCTCGGGAAGGCCAAAAAAAGCCGGTCCCCAACGGGATCTCGACCTCCGACTTCTTCCCGCACGCCGTGCACTCGAACTCCTGAGACATGTCCACGTCCGGGGCGATGTCGTCCATGTACGACCTGAGCGCCCTCGAGTCCTGCGCGGGCAGATTCTCGATGGCCTGCACCAGCGGCTTTCCGGGTTGCACGCCCGCGATCCTCGTGACCTGTGACTGGAGCCGGAGCGTGACGCCCTGATCCTGACCGGTCTTCTTGCGCACCGCGTCCATGTCCTGGTTCAGGCGTGCGGACGTGGTGACGTCCATCAGCTTGAAGAACGCGTCCCTCTTCGACACCGGGAGCGTGAACTTGAACTCGTTCGTGCCGGGTCCGTTGACCGGCTCCACGTCGAGGGTCTTGAGCTTGAGCTTCGAGATGTCGAACTCGTAGTCGCCCTCCTCGGAGCACTCCGGGCAGGTGACCCGGGCGTCGTACTTCGGACCGTAGGCCGAGACGCGGATGGCGATGAGGACGGCGTTCTTGTCGCCGAGCAGCATCTCGTCCGGGTCGATGAGCCGGTTCGTGATACAGGCCTTCATCAGGGTCGTCAGGACCTTGCCGTTGCGGATCAGGACCGGGCTCGCGAGGATGTTCTCCTCCTTCGCCGTGACGGCCTTGATGTCCACCGCCTCCGCGAGGTAGAGCGGGGACTCGTGGGGATACGTCAGGCCCTTGCTCGGGAGCCGGACTGTGCTGACCGGGACGACGTACGCGTCGTCGGCCGGGTGGGGCTCGCCCTGCGAGGCCGCCTGCTGCGGCTGGCCGGCGTGCGGGTCGGCGGATCCGCCCTTCGCGGTGGCCGCCCAGAGATCCTTGGTGGAGACGTTTGGCATTCCTTGACTTTCTGGCACGCACGACGTGTGCGGCCCGTGCAAGTAGGTAGCATCTTTAGATGTAAAACAGAGGCCTACCCTCTTACTTTTCGGTAATGGGTCACAAAACGACCGAACTACGATTGAAGAGACTTATCGAAGAACTTAAGTCCAAGCCATGCCAGGATTGTGGAAGAAGTTTCCCGCCAGTTTGCATGGACTTCGATCATCGCGAAGGAGAGCAAAAGCTCTTCAATATCTCTGGCAGCCAGAAACGTGGGTCAGAACGACAGATCCGCGAAGAAATCGCCAAGTGTGACGTTGTGTGTGCATGCTGTCATCGCGTTAGAACCTCGAGCAGACTTCCTGCTCCTCGATGGAAGCTCCCACGCAGCTCTAGGAGTCAACACCGTGTGAAAATCAAGGAGTTGACGACGGGCCGTGAATTCAACAGCATGTCGGAAGCATCCAAAGAGCTTGACGTCTCGATCACTTCAATTTCCCTATCGTGTCTTGACGGAAAGCCGCGACGAGGGATGAGTTTTCGTTACGCAGAGGGATTCTCGAGACAAAAAAGGCCCGCTAGAAAGCGGGCCTCGTCTCCGGATGGAGCTCGGTTCAGTTACCGGCGGGCGCCGCGGGGGTCGTCGGCGTGGTCTGGGCCGCGGGGGCCGCGACCGTGTGACCGACGAGCTGGCCGGCCAGCGCGACGACGAATCCGAGAACCTGGTCGATCGTCGAGCCGGAGAGGATGACTCCCTTGGCCACGAGCAGAGCGACGATGGCCGACAGGGCCGAGATCCAGAAACCGGGCGACTTGAGAATTTTCGTGTTCATGTGTTCCTCCTAGCCGCCTAGCGGCCGCGGATAACTAGGAGGTACCGGCTTCAGCGACCCGGTTGCAGCTCTTGCATCAGGGATGCCGCGGCGTCGCGGACCTCGGGAAAACGGCTGCCCGCGTCCCTGGCCACCTGCCACGCAACCCCCCACGCCCACACCGGATCCCCGAAGGCCCGCTCGAGGGCCTGGTCTAGGCTGTACCACAACTCCTCCTCGTCGGTGAGGGTGCGGTCAGGCTTGCGGTAGGGTGCTTCTCCGATCACCTGGAAGGTATGTCGATGGGGACGACCGTGTAGGTGATCGGCTGCTGCCATTTGCTGCCCGGGTTACGCGACCCCATGTCCCGGGCGTACCTCTCCGCGACGGTCTTGTCCGTGAAGAGGGGGACGGTCAGCCCGTAGCCCGTGTGGGTGCTGACGGCCGGCTTGCCGTTGTCCAGCAGGACGAGGTAATGCTCAGCCATCGACCAGGACCTCGGCCGCCGCGGACTCCCCGCAGTTGGAGCAGGTCCACGACTCCACGTCCTTCCAGTCGTCGTCGCCAGGTCCAACCCAGGTCCTGAGCCCACCGGGGACCGACCAGTCGTGCTCCTGTCCGGGACGACACTCGCCGCTGAGCACCTTCAGGAGGTCGAAGGCCATGAAGACGGCGCCCGTGGGGCCATCACCCTGCGTGACGTTGTCGAGCTTATGGCCCACGATGTGTGCCACCCACGTGCCGGGAACATCGTCGGCAGGCTCACAGAAGATCGCGAAGGGGCGATCGATCCGAAGTAGCTGGTCCATGCGGAGGCGTCTCATGCGGACATCATACCGCAACATCTTGTGGAACCCCCGACGGGAATCGGACCCGTGACCCGAGATTTCATCACTTCTCCGCTCTGCCACTGAGCTACGGGGGCGCTCGCGAACCCAGGGGGATTCGAACCCCCAACCGACCGGGTCATTACTCCGGCTGCTCCGCCATTGAGCTATGGGTCCTAAATGCGGCGGGCCCGGGGGGATTCGAACCACCCGTCTCCGAGCCTCGTGTGCTCGGTGTCCTGAACCTCTACGACGACAGGCCCTTAGCGGGGTGATGACGACTTGCACGTCCCCTCCCGGCTCTGCAAGTGGAACTGCAGCGTTCCAACCGGGCGTCCCTGATAGACCTATCACCCCAAAAAGCGGAGACGGTGGGAATCGAACCACACCTGCGATGACCTGCCGGGCACCGGCGTTCCCCAGAACGCAACGTCTCCATGAGCCGACGGAAGGAGTTGAACCCCCGACCTCCCGGTTAAAAACCGGTCGCTCTACACTGAGCTACGTCGGCATTAACTACTCTACCATCTTACCTCGCCAAAGGAAGGTCACCGAGCACCTTCGAGCACCGCTCCTTGTCGGTGGTGGGGACGAGCCCGATGGCCATGGCCTGTCCGTTCCAGGGGACATCCGGCTCCCTGACGACGATGTGCGGGCACCCGATGGCGCGAAGCCTCTCCGATCGACGGAGGAGCTCGGCCTCGTCGTCGACCCGGAGGACGTAGGCGAAGGTGCCCTCAGGGATCTGGCGCACGGCCGACTCTCCGGCGGCGTGGACCGTCATGGCCAACTTGGTGCCCGACGGAAGGTCGTTACGGAGGACGATGTAGTGGTGGAGGATCTCGCTCACTTGCTCTCCTTTGCCGCGACTACGCGCGCGCCGAACCTGTCGATGTTCTTGTACTTGATCTTGAATCCGACGGAGTCGATGCCGCCGAACATGCGGGCGTTGCTGTGGATCTCGGCCAGGCCGGTCAGGAGGAGGGTGAGGGCCTGCGGACGCCTCGCGAACTCCTCCACGCCGGCGGCCCTGAGCAGGTGGACGTCCATGTCCATCGCGATCAGGTCGGCGACCTCCAGGGCCTCCGGTGATCCGTCGGAACACTCAAGCCAGCGCCTGTGGGAGGCGAGGGCGTGCCCCGGGAAGTGCTGCCTTCCCTCGGCGTCCACCTCACGGACCGCGGGCTTGCCGCAATCATGGTAGACCTGGTACAGGCCGACGATCCGGTCGTCGGCGGCGCGCAGGTGTTCCCGGACGGCCGGTGACTCTACCCATGCGGGGAGTCTCCAGCCCATCTTGCGATCCCCGATCATGTCGAGGTACCGGCTCCGGACGTCCAGGCCGTGATCCAGCATGGACATGCTTTCGAATTGGAAGCATTCCCTCATGGGCGCCTCCAGGCTCTCACGATCGACTAGCGGTCTACAACCGTGTTGGTCAATGCATGTCTATAATATACCACTGGGCCGCACGTCGAGGCACTACAGACTCACGCCGGGAGAGTGACGTCGAAGTACTTGAACGAGATGTGCGCGCCGAAGTACCCGTGATCGGTCGGGATCTTCGCGGCCGCCTCCTGGGCGGCGAGGCCGCTCCGGAAGATGCCCTTCACCTCGGCGTACTCGCTGGACCCGAAGGTGCAGCCGTCACTGTAGTGTTCGACCAGGACCACCGCCGGGTCGCCCGGCTGGCCGTCGATCTCCTCGCCCCACTTGTGATCGTCGGGGAGCCGAACGAGAGAGACCCCGTGGATCTCCAACCCGTCCTCGCCGATGTCCCACTGGTCGTCCGGGTCGGCCTCGCGGATCGAGTACGAGGACGCCTGTACCTGGATGTCGAGCTTCATGCCGTCATCTTACGGCAAAAAAAAACGGCCCCGGAGCGGTCAGCTCGGGGCCCACGTCCATCGAGGGACGGGTCGGATCAGGGGTGCGCGGTGCGGTTCGCGAACGACCCGCTGGGCGACCAGAAGACCTGGACGATCAGGCCCTTCTGCCCGCCGACGCCGGAGGTGCCGGCCGCCGTGGTGAGCACGGCCCTGAGCAGCGTCCCCTTCGGCCAGACCATGTTGGATCCGGAGACGAAGTTCAGGTTCGAGACCTTGGAGATCCCGTAGTTGCCCAGGGAGCTCGAGAGGGCACTCTTGAAGACGTTGTTGGACGATCCGCCGGGTCCGAAGATCGAGGAGAAGTTTCCTCCCGGACCCTGCTGGATCTGGATGTCGATCGTCGAGACTCCGCCCGAGCCGGAGGTGGCGGCGAAGGCCACGACCTCCTGGATGACGCGGTCGGTGACGCGGTTGTACTCCGCGCCGAGCCCCCCGGCGTCGCCGAGGTTGTCGGCGGCGGAGCCGGAGATCTGGAACATCGTGTAGCAGCTCGCCGTGAGGAAGCCGGTCATCGCGTCGATGAGGTCGCGCTCCCTGTTGAGGGCGTTCTCGACGTCGACGGCCTTCTGATAGGTCCAGGGGCCTTCGCCCAGGTCGACCCTGGTGAGTCCGAGGACGGGGGAGCTGAGGGTGCCTGATGCCGCCATGGTGGGTAATTATGTCCCAGTATCAGAACAGGTGAACGGCCGAGTCGAACCGGATGACCAACGCCACCTCGGCGTTGTCACTGGAGGCGTAGTCGAGCTCGCCCATGTTGACGTCCTGGATCCAGGCGCCCTTGATGTCCCACTGCTCGATGACGGCACCCTGGGGGTCCAACATCTTCAGGGACCAGTCACGCTTGTACTGGGCCGCGTAGCCACCGCGACCGGTGATGACCTCGTAGGCCAGGCGGACCCACTGCATGACCTTCTGGGCCGCGGAGGGCGCGATCGGGTCCTGTAGGGTGATGTTAAGCGGCGAGTAGGCCATCTTGCCGGCCACGTACCGCTTGGTGTTGATGTAGTCGATGACGGTCTCCTCGAACGTCATCTGCGGACGGGCACCGGTCTTCAAGGTGAACGCGTCGATACCGTCGATCTCCATGGTCCAGCGGAACTTCCGCTTGGGCTCATAGGCGTTCGCCAGCATCTGGTTGGTCTCGAGGATCTCGGCCATGTTCTTTGGTCTCCTACACTTACGGCCGCGTCAATCACAACTGCGGCATTCGGAGAGTACCTAGAACGGCCGCCCGTTTATCGGCCGTCGCCCCAAAAATCATCCGTATTCGTCGATGATGATGGCGCCCCAGGATCCGGACCCGCCGGCAGTGTTATTGGTTCCGCCGCCTCCGCCTCCGCCAAAGCCGCGTCCGGCCACGCCGGCGCCGGCGCTCGTCGCGCCGCCGACCCCCAGGGGGTTGTTGCCTCCCTTGCCCGCCAGAGAGCCACCGGTGGCAACGATCGAGCCGTCTCCGGGTTCTCCCGCGATGATCGCGGTGATACCGCGGGCGCTGGTGGTCCAGCCCGTGCCCAACGCGCCGCCCGGTGCGGTGCCCGCCGTGCCACCGATGCCGCCCTTGGTGACATAGTTGACGTTGTTGAAGGAAAAGACGGTGTCCCCGCCAGTTCCGCCGGTCCCGCCGCCCGCAGACCCCGTGACCCCGCCCGAACCGACATAGAGTGATCCAGTCTTGAGGGGAGTGTTCAGGATAATGGCACCCATGAAGGTACTCTCCCAATACAAACCCGATCCACCGCCGGCTCCGGCAGAGCTAGCGGCCGCGCCGGCCCCGCCGCCACCCCCACCGACCATCCTGATGGTGAATGTCTGAGTTCCCGGATTGGGGATCCAGTTGTAGACTTGCTGCGCGGATCCGGCGACCTGGCTGCCCGTGTAGATCGTCGTGCTGAGGTAGAGCTGGCCCGTGCTTCCTGAGGGACCTGTCGCGTATCCCGCCTTGGCGGAGACCTGTCCGTCGGAGTTGATGTTGGCACCGGAGACGGTCTGGATCAGGAGCTCGGCCGTTACGCCCTGCTCATACCTCGTGCTTCCGACGATGACCTGTTGGCCTAGTACCACGAGGTTACCCGTGGTGTAAAGGTTTCCGGCGACGTATGAGCTGCCCGAGACGATGAGGTCCTTGTGGACGTTCATCTGGAAGACGTCGGCGCTACCGCTCACCAGCAGCGCCCCCGACACGTACACACGACGATCACCTCGAAGCTTCAGGAGGTCGACCTGGGTCGTGGCGGCCGAGGGCATCTTGAAGGTGAGGCCCCATCCGCCAAAGTCGGTATTGGTTCCCTCGTAGACCATGGAGGCCGTATAGCCACCGGCCTGGTCCATGAAAATTCCGTCGGTGTTGTTGTTGGCGGGACGTACGCTCAGCGTGGCGCCGGCGTTCGACTGGTTGACGTTCAGGGTGCCAGTGATGAAAACGTTGTTCTTCATCGTGGCCACGCCGTTGCTGTCCAGGATGAACCGAGTGGCATTGCCCCCCGTCCTGAACTGGAACCCGCGAGGGGTACCCGGGTTGTCGTAGACGATACCGCCGTCGGCGGTACCGCTGGGGTTCGTGTAGTAGATCGACTTCTCGTTGACGGACGACCCCTTGAACATCAGGACGGCGTCCGAGTTATTCTCGAGGACCAGCAGCTCGTATCCCAGCCCGGCCAGTCCCGTGGAGCCGCGTGTGAGGAGCGCCTGGCCGCTTCCGGTCAGGGAGCCGTTCAGCTTCGTGTCCCCGGTGTTGTTCAGGTAGGCTAGCTTGACGCCGCCCGGGAACCAGGTGTTATCGCCTGACCTATAGCCCACGGCGGCCGTCGAGCCGTTGATGTAATAATCGGCGGTGTCGCCAGAGCCCTCCCCGATCACGTACGAGTGCAGACTGGCGGTCGGACCCGTGCCGAGGGCCCACGCCTCATGTCGCACCGTGTCAACGTACGTCCAGCCGTTCGCGGCGACCGAGATCGAGTAGTAGCTGTTTCGGTTTGCCCCGGGTGCGTTGGAAATCAACGTCCCAGCGTTCGCGCCGAGACCGAAGTAGATGCCGTAGAAGCTATTCTGTAGGCCCTCCACTCGGAGGTGCGCCGAGGCAGACGAGTTGGTCTCAATCTGCACGCCGTGGACGCTCGTGCCGAAATCGTTGATCTGGATGTCATAGACGCTGTTGAACTCGGCGTACAGCGAGTGGATGACGTTCGCACCACCTCCACCGAAGTAGACGCCCGTCGCGTTGTGATCGGCCCAGAGGTAATGAAACGCGTCGGCGTTCGAGTTGATCTTGAAGCCAGAGCCCGAAACGAAGTACCAGCTGGCGACGTTTTGGATGCCCGCCATCGTGCTCAGAGCGAAGTTGGCCGTCTGATTTCCCAGGTTGATCCCGTCGCCGAGCGTGTTGTTACCGTCGACGAACAGGTCCTGGATCCAGATTCCCGTGGCGCCGACGGGATTGCCCTCCGCCACCGTCTTCTCACGGATGGCAACACCAGTCGATCCGGGGATTCGCTGAAGCCTGCTGAGCCACATGTGCTCCCCGCGGAGCTTGGTGTACGGCGAGAGCTTCAAGTTGCTGAAACGGTATGCGGTGCCCTGGGCGGGTACCACGACGGTTCCAGACACCGCTCCTGCGGCGTCGAGGGCCGCCTGGATCGCTGCGGTGTCGTCAGTCGCGCCGTCCCCCTTCGCCCCGTAGAACTTGATGTTGAACACGCCGTTCGAGTGGTTCGTGGCGGAGTTCACGGAGCCGGACAGGACGTCCACATAGTTTTTTGTCGCCGCATCCTGGGCCGAGGCCGGATCAACCACGTTGTTGACCCGATGCGAGTTCATGTTCAGGACGTTATTCCAGATTGTGACTGTCCCGGTGACGTCGACGGTGAGGTTGGTGTTGTTACCGCCCGTCCTGACCTGCAGCCCCCTCGGTAGCAGTCCGTTGTCATAGACCAGCGCGCCGTCGGCGGTGTTGCTTGGGTTGTTGAAGACGAGCGCCTTGTCCTGGCCCGCCCCCCCGTTGACAGAGATGTACGCAGACCCGGATGACTCGACGACGATCAGCGACGGATTGACCGGACTGACGCCGCTAGCGACACCGCCGCGGATGTGCAGGGGCGCCGCGCTGGGGTTCACCACACCGAGGCCGAGACGTCGATTCGTCTGATCCCAGAACATCCCGCCGGGATCGTCGGCCAAGATCTGGTTGGGTCCGACGAAGAGCACGGAGCCCGTCAGGCCAGAGTAGACAGTGCCACTGATGTGCACCGCGGCCTTGATACCCGAATCCAGGGTGCCCGAGAGGCTGGCGAAGTGGGCGTCGACCGTTCCCGAAAGCGTCGTCACCGAGTTGGAGACGTTGGTGACGGTGTTGTTGGTCCCGGTGATCGCGCTCTGGAGGACCGAGTAGGAGTTCTTGATCGAGCCGTCGATCGAGGAGCTGACCGGGACGATCGAGAGCGGGTTCGCCGGAATGCCAGAGCCGCTGATGGTCTGGTCCGTCGAGACGAACGTGAGCCCGCCGCCGCTGATGGTCTGGATCGCCGAGTTGACGGATCCCGAGAGGCTGACGAAGTGGGCGTCGACCGTTCCGGAGAGGGCGGTGACCAGGGCCGCGGCGGAGACCAGACGCTTCAACGCCGCCAGCTCGGCCTCGAGGGCGGAGCACCTGGCGGCGAGGGAGGCCAGCGGGACCTCGTAGATGGGCTTCATGTGTTCACCTAGGGCCTCGGACGGGTTTCGGACCGGCCGGACACCTTGGCCATGGGGAGGGCCATCCGGCCTCCCTCAGACGGTCAGCGCCTTCCGCGACGGGGGGAGGGCCTGCGGCCCTCGGAGAGGGGCTTGCGACCGGGGCGGCGGAACATCTCGCCGAACGCCGTCTGGGTGCGGAGGCCGGACGGGTTGCCGCCGGACTTGGAGTAGTCCGCGGCCTCGTCCTGCTCCTCCTCGTCGTCATCGTCCTCTTCCTCGTCTTCGTCCGGCTCGTCATCCGAGTCGTCGTCGTCATCGGAGTCGCCGGCGGGGGGCTCGGGCTTCTCCTCGCCGCCCTCCTCGTCCCCGCCGCCGAACATGTCGTCGAGGTCGAAGTCCGGGGCGCCGCCCACGTCGTCGCCGTCCGGCTCCATGTGGGGCTCCATGTCTATGTCTCCCCCCATCTCGTCGCCCATGCCCATGCCGTCGTCCATCTCGAGTGCCGTGGCGAGCGAGCGCAGAAGCTCCTCGGCCCACATCCTCGGGATCTGTACCGTGACGGTCGGTCCCTCGGTGGACTCCATCAGCCTCTGCCAGGTGCTCCTGCGCGCCATGTCGTGCTCCTCTCAGCTCTCAGTAGTCGTCGTCCGACGCGTCGTCGGCGTCGTCGAAGTCGTCCAGGTCCGGGGTCGCGGTGAACCTCGGGAGCGAGACGTTCGGCTCGTGCCGACGTCCCGCCATGTCGATCGCCCGCACGCACTCGTCCAGCCAGTCCGCCAGGTCGTCATCGACCTTGGGGCTGTTGGCCAGCTGCTCCAGGGCATCCCGGAGCTGGTTCAGCGTCGCGGTATCGCCGGAGATGGTCAGCCCCGGGGCCGCGTCGACGGCCTTGGGCTTGCTCTTCTGCGGCTCGGAGGCGAACTTCTTGTCGTTGCGCGGGTCCAGATCGTCGTCCGGCGCCGGCTCGTCCTCCTCGGGCTCCGGGAGGTCGGGCTCGGACGATCCGAACTCGGGGGGCGGCTCCTCGTCGGGGAGGTCGCTGGTGCCGAACTCAGGGACCTCATCCCCGGCGTCCTCCGGATCCTCCTCATCGCGGTCGGCGGCGAAGGACTTGCGCTTCTTCTTCGGCTCGGCGGTGGGCTCGTTCTCGACGCCCGCCTCGTTGATGCCGAACATCTCGTAGAGCAGCTTCACTTGGCCTTCCTTCCGAACAGACGGCTGAGCATGCCGGGCTTCGTGGGGCCCATGGACTTGACGTCCTTGTCGGTCCAGGGGCGGCCCTTGGGGGACGGTCCCTTGTACGCTGGCTGGTCCTCGCGGTCACGCGATCCGGGAACACGCTGGGATCCGCCGGAGGCGTGGGGCATCATCTCGGGGTCACGCATGTAGCCGGGGACCGCGTCCCACGATGACTGGCCGAACCCCAGGTGACCGAACGGGCTCCTGTACTCGCCGTCGTCGTCGGGGTCGACGCTCGTCGTGGCCGACCTCGGGGCGCCCAGGTCCGGGAACGGCTCCTCGTCACCGTTACGGCCGGCGAAGCGGTTGGTGGCCGGCACGCTGCGACCTTTGTTGGTCGCGACGTTCGGCTTGACGGCCGGCATCGAGGCCACGGTCTTGGCGGTGGGGGAGACGGGCTCCTCCGGCTCCCCCGCCTTGTCCCTCGCGGGAGACGGCTTGGGGTCGGCCTTGTTGGGGGCGGGGACCTCGGGCCTGTCCTTGCCCTTGTCCTTCTTGGCCTGCTTCGCGGCGTCGGCGGCGGCCGAGTCGGCGGAGCGGGCCCACTTCGTCGCGGTCTTCGGCAGGTCGCCGGCCTTGATGGCGGCGAGCACGGCCTTCTGGAGCCCTGGCATGTCCTCGTCGGGCACGTTGACCGTGACCTCGGTGACCCGCCGGGGCCCGACCCCGAACATCTCCTTGAGGAGACGACCCATCTATCAGCTCCCGAAGGCGACGCCGGTCGGGGTGATGACGAAGTCGATCGTGATGTACTCCGCCGCGCGCACGGGCTCGAGGAAGATCTTGCCCTTCATCTCGTTGCGGTCGATCACGTCCGACGTGTTTGTGGTCTGGTCCATCACCACCTTGAAGCGGTTGATGCCCTGGTCACGGCGGTAGCCCTCGAGGATCGGGTTCACCTTGTTGACGAACCTGGTCCAGGTGGCGGGGTTGTTCGGCTCGAACAACAGGGTCCGGGCGAACGTGGCCACCGCCCTCTTGGCGAGGATCAGGAGGCGCCTGACGTTGACGCGGTCCAGGGCCGAGGGACGCATCTGCAGCGTCTTCTGGCCGAAGATCACGATGCCCTCCGCGGGGAAGCGGGTGATCGGGTTGATCTTGGCGTCGTAGAGCGCGTCGCGGTCGTCATGGTTCAGACGGTCGACGATGTCGACGACGCCGAACTGCGCCAGGCCACCACGGTTCAGGCCGGCCGGGGCGAAGAACGCCTGAGCCACCCGGTCGTTGTAGGCGAGGGCGCCCATGACTCCGACCGACGGCGGCACGCGGACCATCCTGTTGTTCGCGGTGTCGTTCAGGATCAGGTCCGGATAGTACGCGCCCGCGTAGTTGTCGTCGATGTTACGGGCGTTGAGGTTCGCGATCGCCTCCTGGCGGGTGGCACCGGTAAGGTCCATCACGTAGAACATGTCCTTTCGGGTGTTCACCGTGGTGCGGGCGTAGTCCGTCACCTGCTGGTTCGAGATGCCCGGAAGAGCGATCGTGTCGGCCGCGATGAAATCGGGGTTCGCGATGCAGTCCACCGCCCTCTTCAGGTCCACGCAGCCGATCGCCGTGGCGTCGGTGTCCGTGTTCTGGAGGTAGAGCGGGTCCTGCACCCTGAGGTCAAACCCGTCGAAACCGCCAAAGAGCGGCATCGTGAAGGCCTGGAGCGAGGACGAGGCGTAGGACGCGGTGTACGCGCCGTAGCCCTGCAGGTACGAGTACCGAAGGACGCCGTTGACGTACGTGCCGGTCAGGTTACGGAGTGAGAAGTCGGGATCCGAGCCGGTGAGGGCGCCGACGAGGGCCACGCCATCCGTGAGGGCGCGCATGCGATCCGCGATGCCACCGGACACGAACGAGACACCCCAGTTGATGTTGGTGTTGTAGTTGTTCGTGTACGGATCGATCTGGTTCGGCACGTACGGCAGCGCCGGGATGGTCGCGATGCCGAAGCCCGCCCCGTTACCGATCGTGGATCCGGAGAACGCCGGGTACACGTAGCCGCGGAATCCGAAGGGCAGCGACTGGGCGGGGTAGTTGGCGACGTTCGAGTTCATCTGCACGCGGACGTAGCGGCTCTTGTTCGGGTACGTACCGTCCGTGATGATGAACTTGCGAGTCGTGGTGTCGAACTGCTCGTACTGGTCGCCGATTCGCTTCGCGATGTAGTTTGGCGAGTTGGGATCGAGGGTCAGGTTGGCGAAGCGCTCGAGCTCCACCGGCCGCTGGTCGGTGTCATAGAACGAGCGAACGATGACGTCGAACTGGCCGTACGGCTGGAACGTCGGCGACTGGCTCGGCCTGACGTTATCGATCACGATCTTGATGCTGTCGTTGGTGGCCCGACCGTCGTTCAGGGTGTGAAACCTGAAGAGGTCGAACTCCACGCCGCCGATCAGCTGCGACTTGATGTACGGCGAGACGCCGTGGTCGTAGTTGCGATTGAAGGCGACGTTCACCGGGGCCGCGGGCTGCACGGGGTACCAGGAGGCGGAGGCCGCCTGCTTCTGGTACGGGAACAGCTGGTAGACGTAGTGGCCGTAGGTGCTGTACTTCGTGGGGTCCGTGTTCAGGACCTTTCCGACGTAGTCGTCCGAGGCGGTGAGGAACGAGGCGGTGGCGGCGAACACCGCGCCGATCTTGATGGTGAAGCGGTTGGCGTCGAGGGCCACGCCTGAGACCTGCACGGCGGGAAACGCCTGGTTGGTGTGCAGGACGGCGAGGATCGAGCCCGTCGTGCCGATCGTGCCCGACGTGTCGGTGATTCCGACGATCGAGGTGACCGAGTAACCGTTCGTCGTCGAGCCACCGTCCTGGTGGCCGAGCACGCGCACGACCGTCAGGGCCGTGGAGTTCTGAAGGTAGTTCTTGGCGGCGTACGGGAGCGCGCCGGCCTGGTAGAACGTCGGGTCCACCGGGCCGAACATCGTCTGGAACTCGGTGAAGTTACGGACGGTGACCGGATAGAAGGCACGGCCCTTGACGGTCCTTCCGATGAGGATGGCTCCGGGCTGCGGCGCGCCGGCCTCGAGGAAGGACTGGTCGACCTCGACAGTCTCGGCGCCAGGGGACATGAAGGTCTGCGGCATTACGTGGTTCCACCTCTCGAAGCGGTTGATGGGGCGAAAACCCCCACACTAGATAGATGTGCGGCCGCCGCGGGGGCAGCCGGACGGCAAATTGGGCTCACTTGGGCCCGAGAATCTTATCGATGTCCGCCCCGGCCGGATCGTCCGCCAGGGTCACGGTCTCATCTCCCTCAAAGTCGATGCCAAAAGCCGTCGTCTCCATCTGCGCGGCCGGCCTCTCCCCCTCGGGATCCAGCATCAGTGCCGTCGGGACCTTGAAGTCGAAACGGACCTGCACGATGCGCTCCTGGTCGGTGAACTCCTCCAGGTTGCCGTCGTCGCCGAGGTCACCGTCCAGGTAACCCACGGCGTAATACGTGTCAAGGGGTTGCCGGCTCTCATACGGGGCATGGTCCTCGGAGAGCAGCTCCGACGAGCCCTGGCCCTGTTGGATGCCCTCCTGCCGGTCGAGTCCCTCGAGGGAGATCACGAACGATGGGACATCGAAGAACTCCAGCTTAGACATCACCTTCTCGATCACGTCGTTGACGTGTTGGCTGAAGGAGGCCTGGACCCTGATGCTGTACTTCACGACCATGGTCACGGGAAACGGGACGGTCCACACCTCGTACACCGCGGAGTCGTTGATCCTCCGGGAGGAGATGGGCCGGGAGTAGTCCGCATTCTGGAGCTGGGAGCTCTTCCCGTGTACCTGGCGTGAGATCTGCAGGCGTGGCACGTTGGCGCCGAGCGCCGACATGTTGGTGATCGGATCCATCCCCGACCTCTTGATCTGGATGACCGGCAGGATCAGGCGGCCGTCACGGTCCCTGATGCCCTTTCGGTCGGACGCCATCACCCATCGCTCACCCGAGGCAAAGGTCACAGCAACCTTCTGCTTCTCGTTCTTTGGCGTCAGGACGTGGGCGTCGACGACCCGATCGAACCAGCGGAGGACCCCGCGGTCGATGTCCTCCACCCGGATTCGTCGGGCGGTCTGTGGGAGGACACGGGGCGGCATCAGGGAGCCTTGTGCAGGGCCCTCCGGAGGAAGTCTCGGATCTCCTCGTGGGGGACGCCCACGGAGAGGGAGGGAAAGCGCTTGCCGCCCAGGTTGAGCAGGGCCACGACGCGACCCTGGTAGGTGATGGCGGAGCCAGAGTTACCGGGAGCCGCCTCGCCGGTGAACGAGAGACCGTCGGTTTTGGTGTGGAACACCGTGCCGCGTCCGGAGTACTTCAGGTTGGCCGTGATGGCCACGCCGCCTCCCCAGAGCCCGGTGGGGGCCCCGATGACCTCTGAGCTGGTCCCGTAGGGCGGGTCCTGGGTGGCCAGGGGGAACGCCTTGCCGAGGTAGCCGGGGACGCCGATGACGCAGAGGTCCTTGCCGTTGTAGTCGTCGTCCAGGTCCTCGTCGGCGAGGACGGTGCCTCCCGGGAACTCGGTGTTGTCACGGTTGATCAGCGTGTGTTCGGTCGAGAGGATGGGCAGGTCCACCTTCTTGACGGTGAACGTCGACCAGTCGATGTACTCGAGGTGGTAGACCTTGCCGGACTCGCAGACGTGGCCGGCCGTCATGACGTAGCTGTGTCCCACGCCGTTCGCGGCAACCCAGCCAGTGCCGGACCATCCGACCTTCGCGGTGTTGTCGCCCTCGGAGAGGAGCTTGGCGTCGACCAGGAGGTCCGGGTTGTCCACCAGGGCCCCGATCTTCTTGATCTTCGACCCGTCGGCCGGGTCATCCTTGTGCAGCGGGGTGGTGTCGAGTGTCAGGATGACCCTGACCTTGTAAACCGAGTCCTGTGCCTGGTCCGCCGGGAGCGACGGGGGGCCGTGCAGCAGCGCGCAGGCCGAGAGGGCTAGGAGGAGGGCAGCGAGGATCTTCTTCACAAACGGTCCTTTCAGAGGTCGTCACCCAGCGTTCTTGGCCTGGCGGGGTTGACAGGGTGAGTGTTGTCGACCGAGTCCGCCGTCACGTTTTCAACCTTGAACTGCGTCTCCCGGCTGGGGATGCACGTCAGCCTGTAGCTAAGTTTGTCGTTCATCTGCCCGTAGACCGGCTCATCCCATCCGACCGTGGTGATCTCTAGGACCAGCTGGCCGAACTCGATGTAGTCGCCCTCGCGAGGCTTGATGTTACGCTCGTCGCACTCCTCACGGTGCAGCGAGACGCTCACCCTGAAATTGGAGTCCAGGGTCCCGCCCTTGGCGGCGGTGGCGAGCTGCTGGAACTCGGCCCGGGCGTTGATCCGGACGGGCTGGGAGTACTCCTTGACGATGGCCTCGTTGTACACGTCGTGCACCACGGAGTCATCGGAGATGGCGTAGTAGAGGACCTCCTGCTGGACGGTCCCCTGGATCAGCTCCTTGTTCCAGTTGTCCACGAGCCCAAGCTCGCGGGTCGTGATGAACTTGCGGGCCACTCAGTCCTCGTCCCGCTTCCTCTTGTGCTGCTGCATCTTGTGGCCCAGCCCCGTGCGACCCGCGGTGCCGAACTTCTCCACGTCCTGCGGGTCGTCGGGCAGCCCCGCGGTGCGACCGGCGCCGCGCCTCTGGAAGGCGTGGAACTTGTCGTGCTTGGGGTCGCTCGGGTCGTGCGGACGGCCCGGGTCCGGGGTGGTGGGCTGGTGAGGCTGCGGCCTGCGGCGCAGCGGGCTGGCGGAGCCACCCATCAGGAGCCCCTTGAGCCTGCCCTGGCGCTCCTCGGTGGAGCCGATGGCCGGCGACCAGGCGATCTTGTGGACCACGATGTTGCCCTGCGGCTTGCCCGAGGTGGGGAACTTGGTGACGCCCCTCTCGTGTCCGATCGGCGCGTCCTCCACGTCTCCCAGCATCATGACGTCGTAGCGATCCATGGCCGAGCCGAAGCGCTCGTGGTCGGTGGACGGCTTACCAGGGGCGTAGAAGACCCGACCGCCGTAGGACCGCTTCATGACGGTGCCTCCGCGGGGGGCTCCCGGGTGGGGCTCGTCCTTCGTGGTCCCGAAGATGGCGGCCATGTCCGGCGTGCGCGACCAGCGACCCCAGACGCGGGAGTCCACGGGGTACTGCGCGTTCACGACGTCGCCCTCGGGGTTGGGCGTCCCGCCCGAGAGGACCTTCGGATCGTCCGTGAACGGGCCGTCCTTCTCGTCGCCCTTGAGCGCGTCAAACAGCGACTGGATGTCCTGCAGGCGGACGTTGGTCTCGCCCCGGTACATCTTCTCCTCGGGGAGGACGTGGGTCTCTACGAACTCGAGTAGCTTCTTCCAAACGCTCACGTTCACCCCGTGTAGATCTTGAGCGGGACGCCCTGGAGGAGCCTGCGGGTGTTCTCCGCCTGCTCGGCCTCCTTGGCCGCCAGCTTGTCGTACGTCATCTGGTCCAGGAGGTCCCGGAGCTCGTTCCGGAGCGCCTCCATCTCACCGCGGGCGTCGGTGACCATGTCACCGCCGTCCAAGGCCAGGTCGCCGCCCGGGATGGGCACGCTCCCGTTGCCGATCTTCCTGCGGATCAGGCCGAGGACCTCCTTCGCGAGCGCGAGGGACATCCTCCAGATCCACTGCTTGCCGATCGAGTTGATGTGCGAGTAGCTGATCGTCCCGTACGGGATGTTGCTCAGGTTCGACACGCCGTAGGACTGGCCGTCGTTCGAGAGCACGTCGTTCGGGTCGATGACGTTGTACGTGAAGAAGAGGTTGTTGTTGTCCGTCGGGTTCGGGTAGATCCGGAGCATGTTGTTCGGTCCGTGCACCTCATAGGAGTAGTGGGATCGACGGACCCGATTAGAGGTCTCGAACTGCATGCCGCGGAGCACGTCCTCCCAGACCGGCAGCATGTAGAACACGCTCTCCGGGGTGAAGGACTGGAAGTTGAAGTTGCCGTTCAGGTAGTTGATGGCCGACGTGGTGCCGAAGAACCTGAAGCTGGCGAACGGGGAGAAGTGGAACAGCTGGCGGATCAGGATCCTGGCCGGCAGGCCGTCGGAGCCCGTGACGCCCAGGAGCTGGCTGAGGTCGTAGTCCTGCTGGCCCGCGATGAGCTGGATGGAGCCGGAGTGGAGGACCCGGTTGCCGCCAACGTAGCCCTCCTCGCCGAAGGGCTGGGCCGCCCGCCGGGCCCACTCCAGCGAGGCGTTCGGGTAGCGCTGCTCGGCCCCGGCCAGGGTGCCGGTGGCGGAGCCCAGGAAGGAGGCCAGCGCGCTTCTGGCCTGGTAGGCGTTGACGATGGCCCCGTACTCCACACACGCGTCCTCGAAGCACGCATAGACGTCCCTGGAGGTGATCTCCACCTGGACGTGCGTCTGGTCCTCGTTGGCGCCAGGGAGCCCGCCGCCGAGCTTGACGGCGACGTACTTCACCACCCGGTCCGCGTCGGTCGCGAACTGCGGGTCGGCATCGAAGAGCCCGAACGGAGTTGATCCTGTGACGAACGGCATGCGTCAGATCCCCATGATGTCCTTGAGGTTGGGGGTCTCCTCGTCGTCCTCCGCCAGCGCGGGCTGGAGGTCCATCGTGTTGACGGCGGCCCCCACGTTCCGGGGCTTAGTGTCGTCCCGCCGGCCCACGGGGGGAGCCTCGCGGAGCACGTCCCGGACCAGTCGGTGCCAGGTCCGGGTCATCATGGGCCCGACGGGTCCCAAGGTCACCGCCCCGTCTTGTACTTGTCGATGGGACGGTGGACGGCGCCGACCGGCTGGCCGGGCAGGAAGATCTTGCGGACGATCACTTGTCAGGCCTTCCGAGCTGCAGCACCCGGGCGAACCCGCCGGCCGCGGAGTCCCAGGCACCCCAGATCTCTCCCTGGTAGATGGGCTTGGGGCACTCGTAGTACACCCCCGAGGTGATCTTCATGTCCCACTGCTGGGCCGAGCCGGTGCCCATGGCGCTGCCGCCGTAACAGAGATACAGGGTGCCCGGGGAGTCGTTGAAGATCGACGCGTGGACCCTCTGCTCCTGTGAGGCGGACAGGATGAGGACCGGGCTGGTGCTCACCGCGATCCGAAAGTGCTGGTCGGATCCCGACGTGGCGGTCGTGTTGAATTGCTGCTGGCTGGCCATGGGTCCTCCGGATAAGTAGCGGACCCGGCAACCCGGGCCCAAGATGCAACGAAGGCCCCGCGGCTTTCCGCCGGGGGCCCACTTGCTGACGGGTTACATTCTACCCGTCAGTCCCGGATCACGGGAAGGTCATGTCCATGACGGTGACGGTGCCGTAGAAGTCGCTCCTGACGAGCTGCTTCGCGTACCTGGTCATGACGCCCTTGGTCGGGGTCAGGTCATCGTACTTGTAGATGACCGGCGTCACGATGAGGGGCACGTACGGGGCGTAGACGAAGCCCGTCTCGAGGAAGCTCGAGCCCTTGTAGCCCACGAGGATCTTGTTCCTCGGGAAGTACGGGTCCTTGTAGACCGTGTACCGCTGCGACAGGGTTCCGACCTTCTCCGTGCCGACGCCCATGGTCGTCATGTTCGTGTCGGTCACGTCCATGATCGGCTTGTAGAGCACCGAGGCCTCGAGGATCGTGGCCACGTCCGGCGAGGTGACCAGGAAGTTGGCCGCGCCACGCAGCGTCTTGCGCTGGATGGTGTTGCCGACGTCGATGATGACCTCGATCAGGGTCTCGTACCACTCGCGGACCGTACCGGTGAAGGACGCGCCCGAGGCGGTGTTGCCGGTCGTCTTGTCCAGGAACTTGCCCGGAGCGCGCGACCAGTAGTAGTTCGCGCCGGTGGCGCGGAACAGGAGCTCCGCGAGGATCTCGCGGTCGATCTCGAGGGCGATCTGCTCCGAGAGCACCTGGGTCAGCTCGACCTCGGCGTCCAGGTTCTGGTACGCGGCCAGGTCCTGGGCGAGCTCCGGGGTCCAGCGGGCCTTCAGCTTGCGGCTCTTGGCCGTGACGCTGACCGACTGGATCTGGAAGTCCAGCTCGGGGATGTTCGGCATCGCCGTCGGCTGGCCGAGGTCAGACTCGTTGGCGTCGAGCACCAGCGTACCGGAGGTGCCGCCCGTGAGGGTCGGGGCGACCGGATACGACATCTTGAGGCCGGCGATGTACGCCGTTCCCGCCACGTCAGCCGCGGTACCGGAGACCACGAAGGTCAGGTCGGTGCCGTTGGCCGCGATCTTGGTGAACCGGCGGTAGACCTTGAGGCCACCCTGTCCGGCCGTGACGGCGACGCGCACCGGGGTGCCGTCCGTGTTCGAGGCCCACGACGTCGAGGAGCCGGAGACCGGCACCACCATCTTGATCTCGGCCGCGTTGCTGAGACCGCCCGAGGCCTGGAGGGCCGCGTAGGCGTTCGTCAGGGTGAGGACCTGGAAGCCCGTCGCGGAGGCCGCGATCGAGCTCGACAGCTCGGGGTCGTACTCGATGTCCGCGAGGGTGACCGCGCGGAGCGAGGACGAGAACAGGGCCTGCGACACCTTCTCACGGAGCGAGAAGCTCGGCGAGTAGTTGTAGGGACCACCGGATCCCTTCGCGTCCTGCAGCGAGTTGCGGTCGCCGAAGAGCGATCCACCCGCCGTGAAGTCGTCAGACTGGTTACCGGCCTTGACGCCGTCGTAACGGTAGTCCATGTAGAAGAGCAGGCCCGAGGGCAGGCTCATCGGCTGGACGGAGACGAGCTCGTTCGCGATCAGACCCGCGAAGACGCGGCGGATGATCGGGAAGGCGACGTTCTGGAAGCCGATGATGTCGGCCTGCGAGGACGCCTCCTTCAGGAACTGCTTGAGCTGGTTCTCCATGAGGCGCGCCACGTCGGCGGCGCGCTTCTCGTTCAGGCCCTCGAGGAGGCCGGTCTTCGCCCACTTGTTCTTGATGCGCTTCCCCTCCTTAACGAGGTTCTGCTCCACCACATCGCGGGACATTTCCCTGATCAGGTCACTCATCTTCTTCTCCTGAGTCTCCTTGGTGTCGGTTTGCTTCCGAGGTTCAGTCCACGATCTTCTTCAGACCGGCCAGGACCTGCCAGCGGCTCGCGCCGGCTCCCTCTTCCCTGTCCACCGACTCACGGAGGACTTGCGGATCCGCCCCGCCGGAACGGCGGGCGCGCTGTGCGTTGGCACGGGGCTTGCGGGCGGCGGACTCGGTGACCGCTCCGGCAGCCTTGAAGGTCGACTCGAGGATCGAGTAGATGCTCTTGACCTCCTTGACCGTGCCTCCCTTATCGATGCTCTCGATGACGGTGCGCTTCTGCTCGGTGCTGAGCTTGTGCGCCGCCATGAACTTGTTCACGTGCAGGATCTTGCTGTTGAGGAGGTTCATCTCCTGCAGCTTGCCCGTCAGCTTCTTGATCATCTCGGTCAGCTTGGCGTTGCGGCCGACGAGGGTCTTGTTCTCGTTGGCGCCCTGCTTGATCCACTCACGGACCGGAGCCGGCAGCTTCTTGAAGCCCTCGGGCATCCAGTTCTTCTTGTGGGGCGGCTCCTCGTCGTCCCAGTCGTGCTCGCCGGACTTGAGGTCCTCGAGGGAACCCTGCTCCTTGGTGGAGTCGTACTTGGCGCCCGCGCCAAGCTCGTGGGGCTTCGCGATGTCCGAGAAGCCCTTCTTCACGTCCACCTCGAGCTGGAGGGCCTCGGCGTACATGGACTCGAGCTCGGACTCGGAGATCTCGAGATCCTCGTCCATCTCCTCTTCCTCACCCTCGGCCACCGGGGCGGCCTCGTCCATCTCTTCCTCGGCAGCCTCGTCCATTTCCTCTTCCTCTCCGTACATCTCGCTCACGTTCGGGAAGAGGGCCGAGACGGACTCAGCCTTGTCCTTCTTGTCCTTGTCCATGTCCTTGCCCTCTTCGAAATCCGTAATACCGTCGTAGTCCTGACCCTGACGGAGGCGGTTGACACCCTCCAGGGCGGCGACGTCCTTGCCCAAGGTACCGGCCCGCATCTGGGCCTCGATGATCGACTTGATCTTGGGAGCGAGGGACTCAATCAGCTCGTTCTTCGCCGCAGCAACGGCGAGATCGGTGATCTCCTTCGACTCCTTAACGGCACGCTTGGCGATGCTCATGGCGGATCTGACCCCTAAAAAGATGCCCCTCGGATTTTCTTACCGCGGAGCGGATTTTCTGACCCGACGCGCCTCGGACGGCTTCCTGTAGCCCCGTGCCCGTCCTCTGACCTCGTCGATGACTCCCTCGTCGCGGACCTTACGGACGAACTTCCTGAGCATACGCTCGAAGGAGCCGTCCGCCTCGTCCAGGGTGACCTGGAGCGGTCCGATTTCCGCTTTACGGGGCCTCACTTGCGGAGCGCCCTGATCTCCTCGGCGACGATCGTGCGGACCAGCCGCCTGATCTGGAGCTCGTGGATCTTCTGTTGCAGGCGGGCCTTCGCACCCTCGGACGTCCATCCGCCCATGCCCGACTGGCCCTGGCGCTTGACCAGGTTGGCGGGGCCGAGCGGTCGGGAGAAGTCGTTGGCCTCGGAGTGGAAGTAACCCGGCATGCCGCGGACCTTACGGTCACGCTCGGCCGCGACAGACTCAGGAGTCCTCATCGGGACCTCCTTGGGCTTCCTGCCGCGACCCTCCGTGAGGGCCTCGGCCACCACGTCCGCGACCATGTCCCTCAACTCTACGATGCTGAGCTTCATCAATCTTCCTCCGGATCCCAACGGTCGTAAGTATCGTCGGACCCGTAGTTCTGGCGGCTTTCACCCGACAGTCCCTCGAGCAGGGAGACCAGGT